CATTTTAGGTTTAATCTTTCTTGCTTGGTCTTCAATCGCATTATAATCTAACCAACCATCATCATTGACACCATAGTAATGTGCATCATATATCTTACCAGATATGTTTGGTTTAGAACCATGACTCAAATGACCACCAGATGCTAAGTCCATTCCAAGAATAGTATCGTTTGGTTTTAGAAATGCTTGATAGACAGCTGTATTTGCATTTGCACCACAATGTGGTTGAACATTTGCGTGAGAACAGTAGTATAGTTTTCTGACCTCATCTATTGCGAGTTGTTCTACCTCGTCCATATATTCACAACCATTGTAATATCTCTTACTTGGATATCCTTCTGCGTATTTGTTTGTGAATACAGAACCACACAAATCCATTACAGCTTGACTTGCAAAGTTTTCACTTGCAATTAGTTCTACTGTAGTTTCTTGTCTTTTGATTTCTTTAAGTAGTATGTCTTTTACTTGTTTGTCCATCTACAACTTAAGTGCCATCTGAACGTCTTCATTTAATAGTTCTTGACTACTGTCGAAGTGATTGTTGATTACACCTAACTTATCTTCTGCTTCTGCAATCTTCCCAAAGTGTATATCTAGTTCTTCTAGGAATTTTGAATGTTCTGGAATAGAGGTTGGATTATTTAACATAACTTTAATGTTTACTTTTCCCTCTTCAATCTCAGCTTCGTATTTCTTTTTTAATGCGTCTAATATTATACTCATGTTTCTCTCCAGTTATCTCTATTTTTAAAAGTGTTTAATATAATTTTGTGAATGTTTATATCGTTCAACTCATTTATGTATGAAGTTCCAGGCGATACGTTAACTTCTAGAAAATACGGTTTTTCTTTTTCCCTATTTTTTGATGGTAAAAAATCTACACCTACCATCATACCTTTTACTGACTTTGTAGCTTTAATACATTCTGTTTTTTCTAATTCCGTTAGTTCTATTTTTTTTGCAACATTACCCTGACTGATGTTTCCCCTGAAATCATCTTCTGGTATGGGTCTTTTTATTTGTGCAACTATTTCATTATTTAATACAAATACTCTTACATCATAATCTACCTTTATATACTCTTGTATAATTACACTTCTTTTAGGTTTTAATTTATCCATCATCTGTAATGTTGATACTAAATTTTTTTTAGATTCTATAAATGATACACCTATACCAGCCGCACCGTCCATAGTTTTAAGTATAATGGGAAATTTATTACCTATATCATTTAGTGATACATCTATGTTTTTAGAAGTTTTAACATAAGAAGTTTTAGGTTGTCTTAATCCAGCAACTTTCATTGCAACGTGGTTTAACCATTTATCATTACACATTGTCATTGCAAATTTAGGATTAATAACAAACACATTATTTAATCTCAGTGTATCTGAAAGTCTTATTACTTTTCCATTTGAACTTCTAGGTAAACACACTGTGTCTTCTGGTGTAACTTCAAAACCTTTTTTGTCGTGTTCTTCTCTTTTAGGAATACCACCAGTACCCTTTTCATAAATGTAGTTATGAAATACAAGATTACCCTTTTCATTTGTTCTTATGTAACCGTCATTTACTTCAAATTGATAAACTTCAATACCTAACTTCTTTGCTTCTTTTTCAAGAATAACACCAGTTTTGTTTTGGTCATCTTGAGTTTGTGCGACAAGAATAAGTAACTTGTAGGGTTTTTCAGTAACTTGTTCTGAAATAAAATCGGAAAATTTATCCACTGTTAGTCCTCTTTCTTTTTGCCAATATTATATTTTGTTTCTAATGTCCATTCATCTTTATCTTTGAATGCTAAAATCTTAATCTGACTAAGAGGAGCTGCAGGCTCCATACTTCCTTTTACTTCTACTAGATTCCAATCATTTAATAATTTTGTGATTGTGTTTCTTCTTGCGATATCGTTCTCTGATAAATTTGTTTCTTTACCATCTAATGCAAATAGTTCTTTGAAATGTACAATATAGTACTTACCTTGCTTGTGCAGTATATGACAAGACTGATATAACTTTCTTTCTTTTCTGGAGGCTACACCTATACGAGATAGTGTTTCTCTTACCTTAAGGAAATCATCTGGTTCTTTTAATACAACTTCCAACATTTGGTCTTGCGACCAATTAATAGTTTTTTCCATGTCTTCCACCTTTATTCAATTTCTTCTTTATCTGTTTAATCTGTTCATTATTAAGTATGGTGAGTGCAGACTTAGCCTTTTCATTACTATATCCATAATACTCTTTCACATACTCTATGTCACTTATCTTCTTAGCTTTCTGCCAAGGAGAATATCTATTCATTCTTCTAAGACTATTTATCAAAAAATCAAACTGTAGTTTGTTTTCTAGGTGAGGTCTTCGATTCACTTCATTGACAAATAAACAAGTTTGTTTATCAAATGGTGCAAGACATTTGTTTACAATGTAGCCTGGATATTTCTTTTCCCAGACTGCATCTTCTGTATCCATCAGTTTTTCTTTAGACTGATTGATTGCTTTGAGGTATTGTTTCAATTCGTACATTATCTAAATCCCTTGTTTTAAATACAACACAAGTTCGTAATTTATAGCACTGTCTTGATACAGTTTGTGCTTGGTGTAAATAACTTGCGTTGAACATAATCGACCTATTACCTTTGTAGTCGACTAACTCATTTCCAATAATTGTTCCACCACCAAAATGTCTTTGCCAGTCCATTCTGGGGTAATAGATGATTGTGTAATCACCATCATCAACGTGTGCGTGTGGTTCTATTCCATGCGTATGTGCATTGAGATACATTCTTTCCATCTCTAACTTTACTTTTGATTTGTGTTGTATTGCTTCCCAAATCATTAATAAAGGTTCGTAACCATTTTCTATACATTCTTCTGGAGTATGTCCACAGAATATATGCCAGTGTTTATTCAAACCTGTGTCAGTAGAACTATAGTCATACTTCCAAGATAGATTACGAATAGTCATATCTACCAATTCTGCATTATGGTGTTCTAATGTATCGTCAATGACTTCTATCATTTGAATTTAACCGCCCCCATTAGTTCTGTCATACAAGCTAACATATTGATTTCTTGGTCAGCTACAAACGCTGACTTGTAAGAGTAGTCACCAATGATGATAACAGCATGAGGAATAGTAGAACCATCAAGATAATCATATAGAGAATCGTAAATAACACGAAACATACGATTTGGGTCATTATCCAGATTATTAACAATCCACTTCCTAACAGTTGTGAACTCATTGTTTTTAAGTGCGTCCATAAGTTCATTGATGTTTACCTCTGATAAGTTTACAAGTATTCCAGAATCTATTTGACCAGATACAGAATACTTTTGTAATTCGTTAAGAGTTCTTCTCCAGTCTGGAAAATATTTAGTGATTAGTTCAAGTATTACTTTGTCATCATACTTAACACCTTCTTCATCTAATATACCTTTTACTCTTTTAAAGAACTGAGTACATAGTTTATTTATCTCACCTTTTGGTATCCTAAAATCAACACCACTACATCTAGAATGTAAAGGTTCAATCAATCTGTTCTTGTAATTACAAGTTAGAATGAAACCACAGTTCTTATGAAACTCTTCCATGAACCCACGAAGTGCAGGCTGTGTTGATTGTGGATTAAGATAATCAGACTCATCTAAGATTAAATACTTTCGTCCACCCTCAAGAGAACTTGTAGATGCGAAGTTTTTAATCTTAGTTCGAAGTACATCAATACCAGACTCTTCAGAACCATTTATCATCATTGATGTTGCACCTATCTCATTTAACATAGCACTTGCGATTGTAGTTTTACCTACACCAGCACCACCAGATAAAATCAGATTAGGTATGGTCTTCTGTTTGACAAACTCTTTGAAAGTTTGTTTTAGATTACTTGGGAGTATGCACTCGTCTACACTCGTTGGACGGTACTTCTCCACCCAGAGAAACTTTTCCATGTATGTTCCCCCTACGCAGAATACGTTGATTCTGGTTCAAGTGCAATCCAGTATTGTGTTTTTCCGTTTTTGAAACTACTGATGTTCTTAGATGAAACAGTTACATCATAAGAGCCTGGTATCAGTTTTAGGTTCTCTGTCTTGAAATAAAACTTATATGTTCCACTACCTTGTGCATCAACATTAGTTGAATAACAGTTTCCACTATC